TCATGCCTTTGCCGTAGGGCAGGGCCTTCACTACGCTGTCTTCAAAAGGTATAAAGTTGATGCCCTTTAAGAACATTTGGAATGGTTGGTTTTCTATCTTAACCTTCTCACCATCAGCATTAACGCCTTCCATGGTCACGATACCCCGTAAGATACGGAATGCCTGAACGCGCTTACGCCACATTTGCTGGTCTTCATCAGATAGCTGGCGAAGAGTCTTGGCATCAGGACGGCCACAACGCATGCCACCTTTCATATCACGCGGCTCACGCTTGCGCATATCATCCATCAGGACCGTCTTGTTCACAATCTTGTACGTCTGGGGATCAGACTCTCGATATTGAAAGTGTTGTGCCAATACACGAATCTTTGCAGTCGTTGCATACACTGGAGTTTCAGAGTCGCTTAGCAGGAATGTACCCCGCTTAACGTCACGGCCCTGCTTGTCCTCTGGCTCGTACTGCACCTTCAGAAACGGTACTTTTATTGTGTCTTCAGAAGTGTTTCCCTGAAGGGCGCCTAGAAGCATTGCTACTTCACTTTGATCTACAGCTGATATTTCTGTACTACTCATATTATTTACCTCAATGGTATTTAGTTAGGGTGTTTAGAATAGCGTTTGATAACACCCCTAGTCAAGGGGTATTTCTTCCTGCGCCATCCAGTCTCTGCCTCGAGATACTTCAACATCAAGCGGCAGTCGGAAGTCATGGTCCCAGCGTTCTTTAGCCTCATCGACTACGCCAGCCATCGCCCATACGAGAGCGGCCTTAACAGGCTCCACCTCTTCGGGGGCAACGTCACACACTATACTGTCATGGACGCTACAAATAAGTTTAGAGCGCAGTCCTTCTGCCTTAAAACGGCGTAGGGCTCTCACGCAACTCAAAGGTACAATGCAACCAGTCGCCCAGCCCTGTACCGGATAATTCATCACCGCAGTAGCGTTTGTAATACGCCCATTAGCTATTCGTTTGGCTCCGGGAAAATAATACTCCCTGCCACTAGGTATCTTAACTAATCCATTATCTAAGACCCCTGAAAAGAGTGTCTTATGCCAGTCAGCCAGACCACTATAGATATTAAAGAACTCATCAAAGTAGTGTTGGATATGCTTGGGCTCACCAGCTCCTCGTCCCCCAAAGAGAGGACCAAAAGTATACGCCTTGGCTTGCTGACGCATCTCCTTAGTGACTTCTTCTTTGCTACACTGATTAATGATCATGGCAGTCTGTTTATGCACATCCTTACCATTCAGGATGTCAGATATTATCTGCTCATCTCCGCTGAGCTCACCAGCAACGCGAAACTCTAGGCCACTGAAGTCAACTTCATATATCCAGCCATCTTCAAAGCGTGACCGTATGGCCTTGCGCACTGGGAACTTGTTGCCTTTAGGCTGGTTCTGGAAGTTAGGCTGACTAGAGGACAACCTACCTGTCCTAGTGATTGCCTGATTAAAGTTAGCGTGTAGAAGACCATCACTGCGCGTCCAAGTATCAATGCCAGTTACAAAACTATCCAGATAAGTATTGATTGCATTCAATCGGATCATTTTCTGGAGGAAGTCCACGGCTACAAGATTATCTTTATCTTGGGCCTGACCTACAAGCCGTTGCAGTGTCATTTTGTCAGTCTTGAATCCATGTACACTGGCATCAGCAACGCCTGCGGGTATCATCTTCAATCCAGCTACAGTACCTGTCTCTTGGTAGGTTGCTCCAACCTTCTTGCAATCTGGGCAGGGGCTATGATTCTTGTATGGGGTGCCATCCTTCTTAGTCTTGCGTATATAGCCCGTACCGTTACAGGTGTGACAGTGTTGCGCTACTGTTCGCTTGACAACCTTGGTGCTAAATCTAACCTGTTGGTTAAACTTAGATGCAGACATACGAGGTGGGTACAGAGGCTTACCGCGCCAGTCTGTCCCAATGTTCATTATGTCCTTCCAGTGTTCTTTCTTCTCCAGCTTGCGTGAGTAGATCACCATCGACAGGTCTGCACCTGAGTTTAGATTAATCGGGGTGTCGCCCATAACGTCTTGAACGATCTCTTCTAGCTTAGCTTTGATGTCCTTCTTCTCAGCTCGGTAGGCATCACCTACTTCTAAGAGTATGTCCTTATCGATGTGGATGCCGTTATGCTCAATCTCGCAAAGGAAGAAGAGCATCTCATTCATAAGCTTGAAGGTAGACAACAGGCCTTTGTTCTTCTCTTCCTGCAAGTCCTCTATCTGGGCTATGAATATCTCAGCGCACGACTGAACGTCAGCCTCGGCATACTCAACTACCTTAGCCAGCTCTATCTGATAGAACTCTTTGCCTGCCTTGAACTCTGCATCGATAAGGTCGGACTTCTTGCGCGTCACATCTCTTCTGTCAGCTGTAGCCTTGAGAGACTTCTCTACATGGTTACCCCGAGCTAGGATGTACTCACCAATCATCGTACACCAGCCATGCTCAGGCATTGCAATGTTGATACTACGCAACCAGTTGGCGTCAAACTTTAGGTTGTGGGCAACACAAACTTCACTGCTGTTCATATCATCGACAAACTGTTGCGGATACTTTCCTCTACTCTCCTCGGGTAGCTCATCATGGTAGACCAGATGAGTAAGTACTGGAGAGGCTAGGTCCTCTCTTAACATCTCAGGGTTAGTAATATCCCGTAGAACTTTCCAGTGGATGCTAACTAGCATGTTGGACGGGTTAAACGGGCTGTTGTCCCGAGTATTGTTTTCTCCAACACGGCTAGTGCCGCACTCTAGGTCAAATACGCAAACTCTGTTAAACCACATATCTACTGATCTCCCCTTGTAGGAAGCACGTTACGGTGCCGTGATAGCCGTTAAGCTTGTTCTTACCGATGGTGAGGTATCTGGTCATGTCGGGCTCACCGTCAGATTCTAGGGCGCCAATACCTATGATCAGATCAAGCTCAGCACTCTTGCCAATCTTGCTACCCTCCATCTCAAAGGGGGATAGTCGGGTCTTGCCCCTAGCCTCATTAGAGGCCTGCGACATTGTTATGACTGCGGCGTTAGCTTTCTTACTGAACTCTCTAAGTGACCTAAACAGCTCCCGTAGCCTCTCATGTGAGGCCCCAAACTGACCAGAGATGTTTAGCTTGTCTCCTTGGTCTATGACGATCACATCAGGCTTAACAAATTCAGCAACACCCTTGAGCTGATCCAATGTGTACTCATGGATATCCAGCATAAAGACCTTATCGTCTATCTCCTGCCATTTGCGGTAAGCCTTCTCGGGGTCTAGCTCTATCTCCTCGAGGGTCATACCAGACCGACACATCTGAGCTCGTAGCTTGGTGCGCTCTGACTTTTCTTCATTGACCACATAAAGAACACGGGCCCCTTGATCTGCGAATCCATCAGGACCGAAGCACAAGGTGACCATCATGGCTGTCTTACCCACATTGGGGGTGGCAAAGATAGAAGCGAACTCAGCGGGGCCTATGCCATAGACCTTCTCATGCAGGGGCTTTAGGTTAAACTTCCAGCGGGAAGCATCGGATGCTGTCTCCAGCAGTGCTTGAGTATCGGACGTGGTGAAGTCGTACTTAACGTCTGGGGTAAACCCTTCACGGTATTGGTCAAGTAGAGCAGATAAGGTTGCGAAGGCCTCTGGGTTACCTTCACTAACCTCTAAGCCTAGATTGGCTATTGTGGTGCCTGCCGCCCGTTGCCAGAGCCCAGAGATAACATCAGTGGCCACATCATCTGCAACGTCTTCTGATGATACTATGTTCTGGATAGCTGTCTTAACACCTGACCTGTAAGCGTCAGTGGCTATGGGGAATGCATTGTCATACAAAATTGATAGTTCTGCGGGAGAGATGTCTCTCTCATATTTGTCATGTGCCGTAGCGATAGTCATGTAAAGATCGCGGGCTTCATTATCAAACAAGGTGTTCTTTAGTCTAGTTTTATTTGCGCTATAAAATTCATAGCTTAGTAGTTTATTCAAAAGGATATTGTCCACAATACCTCCCTCATCTCATTGATTGAGAGGGGATGATATCAGACGTAATTACTTATTAGAACCCCTCGTTAAGGGTTCTTACTAAATATGTTGATAGAAGTTTCAAATGTAGACATAAAAAAGGCCCCTGTAAGGAGCCTTTCAATTCATTTGCCTTTAAGCTTGAGCTTACTCAGGTCGGGCAATCCCACCCCCCTACGCTCTTTGATATCCATAGTGGTCCCGACACAATTTGGGTTAGATTTTTTATAGTCCTCTAAAATTGCTTCTATCCTCACTTGCTCTTCCGCAACCTCTTTAAATGATCCATCTATATCTAGATCAATTAAAAGTATGGCTCTAACCTTCATTTTAAAACCCCTTCTATTTGTTCCTCAGTCAGATATTTAAGGTCCCTTGCTAAGAACTTGACACTGGTATCAACAGAGCCTCTTAGCTGCCCACGGATAGTTAATGACTTTTTTGATGCATCTTTGTCAAGACATACAATAACTCTGTTGTAATTTTGTAGTAGGTCTCTTTGTCGCAGAGTTAAACTCGTACCTAAAAGAGCAACCCCTGTGTACTTACCAGTAGCATACACAGCACAGGCACTCGCTGCATCCTCTACTAACACGGCAGTGGGGGCAGTCCCTACCTCCAATAGACTGGTGAACTCACCATAGCTACGCCACTTAGGCTTAACTGATTTATCCATGCATCTACCAACACAACCCATCTGGTTGCTACTATAGAAAAGGACACGGCGCTGGGTGGGCTCGTACCTAACAGTAATAGCTCGATCCATGTAGGCTTGTTCGCAGTGATTATCTTTGAGGTATTGTAGTGCTTCGGGATGGCTCCTTACATCAGATACAATCTGAGGCATTCTAGGTAGCCTTCTAGCTCTTTGTGAGGTAGCGCGTCCGAGGTACTCTTTGATCTCGCCATTATTTCTACCCACTGCCTTTTTACCTACTGCATCACAGCTGGCTCGAAAACAATTCCATAGCAAGGTACCATCTGATTTAGTGACGCTTAGAGTCTTACGCCCGCCACAGAAGGGGCAATCTACTCTGCGCGTCTCTCCACTCATTATCTGAAGTCTTTGTACAGTGACTAACTGATCTCGATATGCCATTAGAGATTGATGGGCCATGAGGTAACACCTCTAGCCCTCTCCATAGCCATGTACTCGATCAGCCAAGTACTAGGCATTACGCCCGTATCAAACTCAATATCCTGAATCTTGTTACGCTCACGGCGTATAGCCACTTCAATTGGCTCTAATTGTATATCTATAACTGGTTTAGAATCTATCATGCTGTCTCCCGTTTATGTATTGGAGCCCCCCGCAGCAGACAACG